TTATTGAGGTTTTTTATCTTTGACTGGGTGCCCACCGCCGCCATTCATTAGTTTCATTTCTGATTCTAACGTTGCCGCAAAATCAACTTTCTGATCCGTTGTTGGCTTTAACTGCTGTTTGTTTTTCTGGTTTAGTTCGTTTGTATTAGATAGGTTGATAGAATTATCTATTTTCATATTTAAACTCCTTTATTATTAAATATGGCCGCAAAATCTACATTATCGTTTCTGTTTTTACAACAAGTTAAACTCATCTGGCTGCCAAATAATAAAAAGGTATTAATCACTTCAACTTGCAAGCATTCATCAGAGCATTTTTAGTACTTTCATTTAAGCGGTCATATTCTTCTTGGTTTTCTATTTTTGGCCCGCCATAACCTCCCCAAACATATAACTCTTTCATTTTTTCCTGATTTGGCTCGTAGATTTCAATGAAAGTCTTTCGAATACGTTTACTCTCACTACCTAATTTAGATTCCAATGCATTTATATCTTTTAATGTAACTATTTTATTTCCAAGAATAAGATGTCTAATGGGCTCAACTGCTTGATTAAACTCTTTTCTTTTTTCCCTGCCTAAAGCTAGTCTGTGACCAATAATCCACCCAAGTAATGTAAACACACAAGCAATAGATACTCTTATCGTCCATTCATTCATATTATTCACTTTTATATTCAATAGATTTAAATCTCAATTTCAGTATATGGCAATGTTGGTGCTGAACCAACAATCCTGCCATTTTCTACATATACCGCGCCAGTTTGAACACTATCACCTAGTACAACACTTTGGCTGCTGTCGCTGTATTCGACTAGTGTTGTGCCGTTTGTATTTACTGTGACGATGGTTGCTATTGTGCGCTGGGTTTTATCGAGAACTGAGCCTAGTCGGTTTAGTGTATTAGACATTGCTTACCACCTGTATTGTTTGGCTAACTGTTATAGCGCCTTGGTCGCTGATACTGGCGTTGATTGTCATGCTGTCGCATGTGGCTTTAAATACTGAATCTGTGTAAGTGATGCCAACTAACATACCTGGGCGGATTGGCGGTAAGTCGTCTAAAAGCTTTGTTCTTATTGTTGTATTTTGTTTGTTGCCGCTGTTAGCCAGCTCGCACGTTCCACGTTGGCGTGCTGCTTGATTGTGGGTGATTAGCGTGTCTACAACATCATTTGCAAACTGATCACCTAGTGAGCCAGCACGTTTGATTTTACACGCTACGCCTTGCTGTTCACCTCGCACAAATACCGCGTTATGTTCCTGGTTTATTGTTTGGCTAGTGCTGTGCTCAAGTATGATTGAATCGTTAAGGATCACATCACAAATTGCATTGGCTGTGTCCCATGGCATTACGGGCCATGCTGGAACTACTGATACCGTTTTAGTTGCGTCGTTAATATCGAGTATTGCGCCGACTGATTTAGCCACGCTTAACAGTGCAGCTGCTGGGGTTAAATTGGTATAAGTAAATGCGCCTGTAGGGATTGGATAATCAATCATTTTATTATCGAGTAACCAGCCCGTATTAACGAGTATGTCAGACATGATCCCCGCTAAAGTTTTAGCTGTTGGGTTTGCGTAGTTTGTAGCCCTTGCGTAAGGGTTAGATAGTAACGCAAAACGACTGCGACAACTTGCGCTATAACTAGCATTTGCAAAGCGGTTGCTAGTGCTTGGCTGCTCACAAATCACATAAAATTCATAGCCATTTAGCGAGATTTTAAGCTCTTGTCCCAGGGCACGTTCAAAGTCGATGCGTGAGCAAAATTTAATATTAGCTGTTGCGCTAAATTGGCCGCGAGATATAGAGTAATTAACGCTGTTGATGAGTATTTTTAAATCGTCTGAAACACGCACACAATTGATTGTTGGCTGCATGATGTATGTATTCCTAATTTGTGGTTCTATGGGGATTTTGCGATCAATAGTTGGTACGTCATCATCACCGCGAACTAAGCCGCCCGGCAAGCCCCAATAGCATACTTTGTCGGGGTTGTTAAAGCGCATGACTAAGCGCCCATTTTGCGTTACTGCTGGCGCTGTGAACTCTAAATTCACATAGCCTTTAAACGGATGGTTGCGCCAGTAGCAAATGTATTCCTTGTCTGTTTCGCCGTAGTGTATTACCAGCTCTCGTGACTCTAAAAGTGGCTTAACATGCCAATGCAGCTCGCGCGCTGTTTTGAGTAATTCAGAGCTGTTCCAAAGCTGTTTAAACTCGATATTTTCAACATCTAACGGGGTTAACCAGTTAAAGTCATACTCGTTGTACTCAATGTTGGTGATGATTTTATAGGGCATTTGAATAACGTTTGATACATAGCCGCTATTACCCCATGTAACGCTGTTCTGTGCTGTAACTAATGCGGTGGTTTGCCAGTCAAAACTAAATGCAACAGGGACTAATTCAGCGTTGCTAAACGCTGTTTCAAACTCGGTTTTAACTGACTGGGTTTGCCATGCTTGCACTTTTACTTGCGTGATTAATTGCGGGTTTAACCAGCTTAAATCCGACTCAATACCGATATTCGCTTGCAAAAACGGTAGCGTTGGATCAATTGGCCCAGTGTCATCACCAAAGCGCATAATCAGCGGTGATGTATTTATTGCATGCGGTTTAGTAAATCGCATCACCAACGCGGCATCATTACCCATGACATCCATGTCATTTTGATAGCTTAATTGAAGAGGCGATTTATTAACTTTGTATGTGTTAATAAAACGTAATTCAATCATGCTACTGTCGGCTCGTATGGTAATGGGTTAGTTTTATCAAAACTGAATAGGTCGATTAACATTGCCTGTACATTATCTTGAATTGCGGCGTTATACTGCCCATCATCGTCAAACATAACGACAGCTAAAATAGGATTTACCGAATAAAATAAGGGAAGTATTCTGACATTGTTACCATTTTTTATACTGAAATGAGCAACCTTTTCACCATTCAACTTATTTATAACAAGTAGCCTTTCCGCATCTTCCGTATTTACAACTAAAGCCGAGAATAACAAGGGAGATTTGTTTATTTTCACTGAGGGTAAAATCATCACCAATCTCCCAAAGATATCCATGCATTAGTGCCACCACTGTTTGCTCTAGGTACACTAAAAAAATCGATACCATTGATATTTTTTATAAATGGCATATTTGCACTTCTATAGCCATTTTCTTGAGAAACAAAAAGACCAGGCACTTCACCTCTTGCAAATGGAAGTGTTTCGCTATTTCCATGAGTGCCTGCTCCAGCTAACTGATAATCTCCAGTGCACAAAAGTATTGGGCAAAGCGCTCGAATCTCAGGTGTTGAACTTTGAATGCTTGATTGATTAACACTATGATTACCAAAATAACTGGATAAAAATGAATTAGCTTTAGAGAGTGATGAATCTAACGAATACACATAACCTACTTGGCCAGAAAAAGAATCCCCTATAATATAATTTAAGCTACCATTCCATACTACACTCCCATAATTAACTCTGCCAAAGAGTGTGACGAATCTTGCAGGGTCATCTCCATAAAATGACTTTATATCTCCCGCAAAAAACAAAATATGGCTGTAAGTACCAAAATAATTACGAGTTAAAGCGTCCTCAGGAAGAGCTATGAAATAAAAGGCAGTAGCTGACGCGATCACGATCCATTTATTTGCAGTATTAGTTCCGGAACTGCCAGCTCCTATTACAAAATATCCCCCCAGTCTTTGCTGCTCATCTTTAGATATATAATCCAATGCACACTGACAACGTATAGCCGTCATTGCATTGTTGTTAGATGCTGAGAACATCATTACTCCACCGGAACCACCATCTAATACATTGTTTTTAATAGCTAGTCTTGGTGTTTCCTCCGGTAATGATTCATCTTCAACCGTCCATCCAAGCGGTTGCTTTGAACCATAACCTGTAGTTAAACATTTTTTTATTACATCTAAATATTCAGCAGGCTTGCCGACTGTGATTTGAGGTGCGCCGGGGTCATCCCAGCGATAAACTGTTACTGCTTGAGCCATAACTTAATCCTTATTTCCACGAAAACTTAAAGTTGAATTATCACGCACTATTTCAGAGTGGCCGGGGGATACTGAGCGTGTAACCATTGTTGGTTTACTTGCCGCTAGAGTCTCGAATAAAAACGCTTCACCGGGGTTTAAACCTGCGCCAAACGCCTCTTTGCGTAATATGAAATACGGTGCGCCTGCAAAGCTGTTTATCGGCGCACAGTCATTTAGCGTATCGCCGCTGTAAATGTTACCGACTGATTCACCGATCACGTTATACGCAGTGGTTGACGTAAACACGATTGCCCAACGCTGGGCTATTGCGCCAATGTTTGTAAGCTCTATTGGGTATTGCGTGGTATTGATTGCACTTGATGCAGCCGCGCCAGTATCACCAAAATTGTTTTGCCAAGCTGCAAGGGTGCGTTCGTCTTTAGTTTGAGCTTGAAAGTCACCTAGCACTTGCACACTGCTAACCGTTGCGCCAGCTGGATAAGCACGGCTAAGTGGTGTTAATAGGCTTAATGTGTTGCTGTTGATTGCGTCAATCAATGCAAGCTCTGACTGAATTGCAGTGATAATAAACGGCGGTGAAAATGCGCTTATACCTGCGTTGATAGTTATATCACCCGTTACAGCATCGTAGCTGTAATTGTCATCAGTCACAGACCATAAACTTGCACCTAAGCTGTCAACAATATCGATAAAATCAGCATCGGCTAAAACAGTAATCGTTTGGCCGCTTGTAAGAGTTGCAGCGACTGTGCGTTCCCGATTCTGAACACTAACAGGATTAAACTCATGGAATATACTCACAGTGCCGTTGTTTGGTAGTGTTGAGGTATCAAAACCGCCCGGTGGTGCTGGTACTGTGGTTACTTCAATCTCGTTATAATCGTAGCTTATTGACGCGGGTTTTACTGGCTCGCTAAATGTTAAATCAACATAGCCGGTTCCGCTTACTGTACCAGTGCAATTAGTGCCGGTGATATTGCCGCTTAGATCGCTAGATGCTGAGAACGTAGCGCCTGCTACAGTTTCAAACGTAATATAAACTGAGTCACGCGAAAAAGATGAAGACGGTAACTGCCAGTTCTTTTTAGTTATTGACGGGGTGCTTAAACCAATTGTAACACCTAAGTTTTCTTCGACTGTGCCATTATAATCGACACCATCAACATCAGTGATTACACCTGTGTCATAATCAATGGTCGCAAAGATATAGCCGTTTGCTATAAACCGCCCCTGTAAATCATCTTTGTATACACTGTTTTCACCCACTTTTTTAAGTCGTGAATAGCCCGGTAATACACGTTCACCAGCAGATAAGTTAACAGTGTTGCCATCCGTAAACGAGTGAAAACGATAGTCTTCATTTGATAAGTAAAACAGTGTGAAATATTGACCTTCTGAAACCCAAACCCGCTGCTGGTTACTAATAACTCCATTCTCAATTATTAACTGGTGCTGCTCTAGTTTAAATGTGTAAACCCCATAACGCCCGGTTAAATCCGTTGTGTAACGTTGGTACTCAGCATAAAAAACCGGGTTTGAAAGTAGTAAATCTGGCAGCTCTATGTTTACGTCATTTATCAGTCCGTAGCTTAAAATCCGATGTTCTCTAAGCGCTGAGCTATTGCTTGGTTTTAAACCTATTTTTGAGTTTACGGTAGTAATGCTTGGCGTTAACGTACGTGTGATTGACTCTACTGTTAGCTCTTTGCCTTGTGCGGCAACTGCACCAGTTATTAAGCTAGTGCCGTGAAATTTAGTGCTAGCAAGCCCCAAGTACGGCAGCATTTCTGCAACTGTGTCGGTGTCTTTTAGGTCTTTAGCTTCAACTAGCAGCACGTTTACAAGCGTGTCATCTGGCTGATCACTTAGAAATATATGCGCATCTTGCAAGCGGCTTGAATCGTCTGTGCTAAGCGCTGGGTATAATTTGACGAGATCAAATGATGAACGGGCATGGTCAATGTCACTGATTGAGCTAAACACATCGTTAAGTTGACCGCTGACAATTGCATTGCTGGTGCGGTGACCGCCTGCATGCAACTCATTGCCAATGCGTTGCGGTTTGAATATTTTTAAATCGGTTCTTTTCATTATCGGACCTTTAAACAGTTTTTAAACGTAAATTTATATTTTGAAAGTGTGTAGGTGCTGAGTCTGAAAAGTGCGTATGCGGCACGGCTTCAACAGCTTTTTGACTGTGGTCCCACACAACATTAAATACCGTGCCGCGTATGGTTATTTCAAACGCGGTAAGGGTTGTTTGTGCATGCTCATGCAATGGTGTAAATACGCTGGCGTCTTCAAAATCACTGTATAAATAGATTGGGCGGCCTGCGGGTATCGGTGTTTTTTCAATATGCTGCGCGCCGTTTAACGCACGTTCGGTTTGCTCGGCTACTGGCAAGTAATCAAACTCATTAAGCCAAATAAAGTTATCCAGGCTTTGTGCATTTATTACGATCATTGGGTGTTACTCAACTGTTCAAGTTTTTGTAAAAATTGCTCTTCAAACTGAGCTAATAAACTGGCCGATTGGCCGCCTGGCAAAGCAAGCTCTAACCTGACTGTTTTGCCATTGCTCGGCTGTTGGTTTTTAAGTACGGTTATCAATTCACGTACAGCAGTTGTAAGGCTGTTTAAATCGCCGTTAGATGCTTTATTACTGGGCGTATAATTGTTTGTAGGCGGCGTATAGCTTGGCGTTGGTGCAGGCGTATAAGACTGCACTTGCTCAACGGCTTTTTGAGTGGTGCTTTGCGCTTTTATCGCTTGCTGTTGTGCGCTAATGGCTGCGTTTAATGTGCTCTTTTGCTCACGCGTTAGGTATGTAAGCTGCTTATTGATTTTATTGTATAACTCAGTCAGCGCCTTGCTACTGCTGGCATTATCAATTTGGCCGCTAAATTTACTAAATTGCGCATTTTTAGTATCTGCATAAGCGCGGCGTTCGCGCTCTTCGTTGATTTCTTTTGAGTCTAAATCGTATGCACTACGTCCGTGCTTTTCTTGATAATCGACTACATCACTTACGCTTGCACGTTGCGATTGATTGTAACTATTTACACTGCTCGCAGCGCGATTTGCTGAGGCAGCAACACGTTCTAATTCTTCTTTTTGCTCACGTAATGATTTAGAGGCTGATTCATTCGCTTTAACTTGATCATTAGTGGCTTGCGTGCCTGCTCGGGTTGATGCCGTTGCGGCATCTTGTGCGCCTTTAAAGTCACCAAGTAGGTTATTTACTACGCTTAATACATCGCCTAAGCGCTGTTTTTCATAGTTGTATTGCTGTGCTGTTAAATTGCCTGCTTGATAGCGATCATTTAAGCGCTCAAGTTCATCTGTTAAGCGGCTATGTTCGCGCTGTAATTCACCTAAGCTTGCCAGCTCTATCTGCTGTACGCGTGTTAAGTCGTTAGTTTGGTCTGATAAGCGCTGCTGTTGAATGGTCAACGCGGCTTGCGCTTGGGCTTTTTGCTCAGCGGTGGCCGTGCTGCTCGCCATTACTTGCTGATTGGTTTTTATTGCGTCGCGGGTTTGCTCTAACTCGCGAGCAAAGCGGTTCACTGCATCGCTGTTTGTGTCAGTTACAGGCTTTAAGGCATTTGCTTTTTCAATGAGTTTATCGAGCTCTTTCGTTAATCCAAGCGCAGCAGCGGCGGCTTGTATGCTTGAGGGCACGGTTTGATCTGTTGCGTCAGCGGCAGCAATGGCAGCTTCGGCCCACTTTAAATATGCCTGGCGTTGTACGGCTAATGGCTGCTCGGATTCTTGCATTAGTTCATACGCTGCGCGTAATTTATTAGCGGTATCATCTAAGGCTTTAACCGACGTTAAGCCTAATTCTGCATAAGCTTTTTCTACATCACCCGCGAATATTTTTTGACGCTCGAGTAATGCGCCGTGTTCTTCAAACTTTACTTTTAGCGCATCTAAAATGGCTAACTGGCCCTGGTACTGCTCACCAGCGCCAGCAATTGCAACACGGGCTGATTCTATGCTTTGAATAAAGCCATCAACGCCGACTTTTACACCATCTAAGCTTGTGGCCTGCTGCTCTAATGATTGAATGGTTTTAAGGGCTTCGGGGAGTGATAGCGTAAGCAGTTCTTGGCGCTGGCGCTCTGCCTCTATTGCAGCGGCAGTGGATTCGGCTAATTTACGTTGTTGGTATTCTAGGTTTACATAGCGCTGTGTTGCTTCGTCCCAAACAAGTTTACCGTTTTCAATCAATGCGTCTAATTCGGCTGAATTACGGATGATCAAACCCGTTGAGTTAGACAGCATTTGCAATTCATCGGCTAGAGCTTTGGCTTGTATTGCACTGGCTTGTTGCGACTTTCTGAGTGACTCCTCAGCAACCAGTAAATCTTTATACAGTAGACCAACGTCGATTAACTCGGTAATTAACCAGGTGTATAAGCCCGCTTTACCTACGGCTTTGAGCGCAGTACTCCATTTAGCTGCTGCAATACCTGCGGCGTTAGTTGCCACGGTGGTAGAGCCAATAGCTGCGGTGTAGGTTCTTAGTGATGCAATGGCCGTGGTTGCACCGCTGATCACACTGCTAAAATAGTTCCCTACCTTAAGCGCCAGCCATACTTTAGCGACAGTGGCGATTTCTTCGCGGTATTCATAAAGCGTGGCAGCTGCACCTTTAATTGCATTACCTGTGCTTACGATTGTGTCGCTAATTTTTTGCGCCCATTCTTGCAAGCGGCCATCCTTCGCCATTGCTGCAAATTCAGTATTAAGCGCGGTAATATTGGCTTTTAACCAATCCATAGCGCCGCTTTGCGCTATAAGGTTATAAAACTGCTCCATGTTGTCTTTAGCGTTTGACACTTGCCCGCTAAAGAGCGCCATTTGTGCAGCAGCAGAGCCTGCACTTGCACGGCCCATTTCATCTATTAAGCCTTTAATTACATCACGGCCCAACTTACCTGCGCTTGATAGCTTTTGCAGCTCAACGGTGTTTTTACCTGTGACTTTTTCAAGTAGATCCCAAACAGGTATACCGCGCTCCACCATTTGTAGGATTTCTTCGCCTTGGAGCTTTTGTTTTGCCCACGCTTGCCCGAGTGCAAGGCTGATACCTTCAACCTCTTGAAACCCGCCGCCGAGTGTTAATGCTTGGTCGGTAATGGCCTGCATGGTGCCATCCATCGGATCAAGGCCGAACGCTTTTAGTTTTACAAACGCCTGGCTTACTTCGCCCATTTGTAGCGGGGTGTTTTTAGTAAATTCTTTTACCCATGCAGTGGCTTTTTCACCGCCCGCAATGCCGCCCATAAGCGCTTGCATTTGCACGCCGAGCTTTTCAAATTTATCACCGGTGGTAAATACTTGGCTTACGGCTTGGGCTACCCGATCAAACCCAACATAAGCGGCGGCCAGTGCAGTTACTTTACCAATTACACCGTCTAAGCTTTGTGCTTGAGCGCGTTGGGCTGTGGTGCCAGTGCGCAGCTCATTACTGAACTTATCGACAGAGCGGCCAGATTTATCAAACTGGGCTGCTAAGTCACGTTTGGCCGCACGTAGGTTATTAGTATCAACATCAGAGCGTTTAAGGGCTGTTTGTAATGCTGCATGCTTACTTGTTTGCTGTGTAAGCTCGGTGCGCATTTGGGTTAAATCTTTTTCTGCGGCTTCTAATGAGCGCGCGAGTTGCACAAATGGCTTATCAGTGTTTTTAGCTTCGGTTTGTAATTGTTCAAGTGCGTGAGCGGCAGCCGCTGTGGCTATTTCTTGTTGTTCTAATTTTTGTTTTGACTGCTCAAATGCACGTATTAGATCAGCTTGATTAGCTAATCCGTCTAATTCGTTGGCAAGCTTGCCAGCGGTTTGGCTGGTTTTCTTGGCGCTGTTATCGGTTTGGTCTAGTGATTCACTGAGTTTATCAGCAGCAGGATTAGCAGCATCGGCGCTTTGCTCAATGTTGCGCAGCTCTTGAACCAGTTGCTCAATATTTTGCTTGCCAGTTGCCTCTGCAACAACGCGTAGGGCTAGTTCGAGGGTTTTATTTGCCATGGGTTAACTCAGTTTTAAACAGTGTTTAAATGGGGAATAAAAAGGCTCGGGCTGAGCCTTTTGGTACGAGGTAATTAATTAAGCGTCTAGCTCGTCAATGTAGAATGGTTCGTCTTTGCCATTTACAAGCTTTGCTGTGCCTTCAAGTGCTGCACTGACAAACTCACTGCCGGCTAAATCAAGCTCCTTCGTAGGCATCATAGAAGTGTCGTAAATTTCAAAGTTAACTTGCTTACCATTTGCTAAGTTAGTCCCTTCGCCAAAAATACGTAAACGTGTTTGTGACTTAGTACCGCCTTTTATACGTTTGCCGGTGCGGGCGTTATAACTGCCCGTAATGGTAATGCTGCCACCAGCGGCAAGCGAGCCACCCTTGATTGAACGGATCATGCCAAGGGCATAATTAAACTCGTAATCAACGCCCGCGACTTTATTTTCAGTGGCTTGCTTAACAACTACGTCATCAGTAAAGTTTTGACCAGGTACAACAACCCACGATTGATTATCAGGCAATATCACTGTTTCATCCGTTAACGTGCCCGCTGCATCGTTGATAGCCGCAACTTCACCCATCAATGCTAAAGCAACCATTTCCGCTGGTTGATCATCAAACTCCCATGTAATGGCCGCTGGCTTAGCGATTTTTACATCATCCAGGGCTTGGCCCTTACTGGCCTTTTTATTTGATGTACGGACTACTGAATCCGCCTCAGTTTTAATACCGAGCTTAGTGGTGTTAATTGGGCCAAATATTTGGCCTGTGCTTACGCCTTGTTCGTTTAAGCGATCAACAAAAATATTGCCCGCTAATAAAATACCGTCGCTCATATTAAAGCGCTCCTTTAAGTCTCATTTGACAAGTAAAAGCCAGCGGGTAATACGCATGGCCTTTGGTGAATTGGGGTTTAGCTGGGGTGTTTACTCTAAGCCACGGCCCAGTGCCGTTAAGCACTTTGCCCGCCATAGCACGAATAATGTTTGTTAGGTGCTCACCTGCGTTTGTGTCTTGCTTACGCACTACCAGTACAACAATCCATGTTTGAGTTAACTGCATTAAATAACCGGCGTTTTTACTCTCCGGTAAGTTATCGCCGTAGTACATAAGGTGAATGCTGGGGGTTGTTTGTCGGTCTTCTTTTACGTCAGCTAACTCGTCGCTTAAGTAAACACGCTTAATACCTGGAACTTGTTCAAGTGCCTGTTTAAGTGGGGTTTGAGCGGCAAAATAGTCGGTGGTAATTTCAAACATTAAATAAACCCCTTTGACTTTTCACGTGAAAACACGGTTCCTGCGCTTTGTATGGTGGCGGTGTCTTGCACTTTGGCGTCTTGCCCCAGAGCATCAACACCTATACTTAGCTCGCCTTTGGCTACTGACATTAAAAATTTAATTGCATCCTTGTAACGGGTTTCTACATGCTCAGGTACATCATTTGTGCCGAGCTTATAGCGAGCAATATCACAACAAAACTGCTCAAGTAGATTAGGAACGGTGACAAGCGGTAGCTCATAACGCCCAGCTAAATAGCCGTTAATCACGTCGCTTGCATCGTTTATAGCCTGCTCAATAACTGCGGTATTAATCACATCATCGGGGGCGTCGTCGCGCTCACTTAAATAAATAAGATCACGCTCACCAAAACGTTGTTGCATTGCGGTTATTGTTGCGTAAGCCATTTACGCGCCCTCGCCTGCTTTAGCTGCTTCTTGTAGCCATTGCCACGCTAAATCACGAGTAAGCGCAGGTACTTTAACTTTAATTACTTCGCCTTCGGTTTCGCCTGGCGTTTCATAAGCGACCTGAGCACAACTAGGTTGCTCTGCAAATTGTGCATCAATCATTAGCGCAATAACTGGCTGTAGCTCAATTGGGGCTTGAGTGTAATCAACGTTTGTATAGAGCAAAGGGTTGTCTAAATCTGCACCCAGGTTATTTGCGTCCAGCTGTGATTGCGGCGTAGTACTCGCATCGAGCGGTATAGCTTGCACCGATAAGCGTGGATCATTTTCAATTGCATCAAGCTGCTCTTGGTCAAGACCATCTGCGGGGATTTCATTTTTACCTTGGTTGAAACTGAGTCCAGCTCGGCGGTAGCCTGTTGGCTGCATGCAACTGACAATAACAGCAGAGATAAGGCTGAGTTTAAGCGTTTTAGCCATTTCATTATTACTCCTGGTTTCAAAGTATGGGGCTATAACGCCCCGTACTTATTAGGGTTTAACTATTGATGGGATTAAAGGTAATCAGCAACTAATAACTCTAAACGGCCTTTAAGTTCGTTTGAGCTGTTTGAGTCAAGCTCACGCTCTAACATACGTGTAGCTAGCTTTTCCATGCTGGCAGGGACAACTAACATGGTTGACTTAATACCGAGCTTACGGCCACCGTCAGCTGTAAAACTGCGCATTTTTTCAATGCTGTCCCATAAATTATCTGCCGTTAGCGCACGCTTATTAGCAAAGGCAAGCTGCCAAAAACCAAACCCTGCGGCATCACGGCAATCAACGCCGTAACGGTACTGTTTAGAAGTAAATACCGCCTCGTCATCAACTTTGGTCATAGCTAGTAATTGTGGTTTTTTACGTTCTTGAAAAATAATCGGCTTAAGGGCTTTTGAGGTGTCTAGCACAAACCACGGCTCCCCCTCGTAAGCAACATCTTCGGCCATATTCGCTGTTGATACTGCTGCGCCAGTGCCGTCGGCATTTGGTGCTACTGGGTGGTCAGTATCAAAAAAGTTTTGCCCGTCGTAGCACAAAGTTGTAAAACCCGCTGCGAGTAATTCAAAACACATTTCATCCGGGTGAATTGCCGCAGCGCTGCCCATTTCTTTAAAAATTGGGGAATACACGCCTAGGTTATCGTCTTCAATATCGTTGCGGTCTACGCCTACTGTTGACTCGTAATCGTCATTGGTAATGGTATAAGCGTGCGCTTTCATGCTTTGAATATTACGATCACCCACCCATTTAGCCAGGCTTGGGAACTTGCCTAACCAGCCGTAGGTATTACTGGCCGAGGTTGATTTAATTACACTGGCAATTTTTGTAAATTGCGGTGTAGCTTCTGATTTACCTGCTTCAAACTCGGTTTTAAAACCAGTAAATAAAGCGGTTAATAATGCGGGGGTCACTAAAGCCATTAGTTTTGCTCCTGTTTAGCTTTGGCAAAGGCAGCATGGCTAAGACCAAGTTGGTCTGCGGCATACTTATCTTCTGCGGTGAGTGCTGCTAAGCCGTCTTTGTCGTTTTCTGGCTTAGGTGTATTGGTGGTTTGCTTAGCGGTAAGACTTGCGATCGGTGAACGGGCATCTAACACCGCTTTTAACGCTGCAACGCCCTGCTGATTACCTAAGCTAGTTAAATATTCAACTTCTGACGCAATAATGCGGCCGTCTTGCTTGGCTTTATTTACTTCTTGTTCAACCGATTGCGTAGCACTGCTGCTTTTAAGCGCGACCATTTCAGTGTGCAATGCGTTGTAGGTTTCTACAGGCACGTACTTAGCTAAATTAACCTCATTAGGGCTATTCGCTTTAAGTGCAGCAACAGCGTCATTGGCGTTACTTAATTGGGTGGTGAGCGTGTCGGCTTCGTCGGCCTTAGCCTTTAAAGCGGCGAGTGCTGTTGTTGCTTTGGTGTAATCTGCATCGGTGACGTTATCACCATCCACAGTTACACCTAGCAAGCTCAGCAATTTTTGAGCTGCGTTCATGGGTGTATCTCCATTGTTAACATGGGTTTTAGAAGTCTTTAAAACCGCCACTTTGTCCATACCATCAACCGCAGGGTCATTAGTCAGGGCAAAGTGGCGTAATTTGGTTGGGCGGCCTGTTTGTTTGTCATAATGAAAAACAGGGCTAATAAAGCGGTATTCGTCGTTTTTTAGGTGTGCGCGTGCGTTGGGTGTCCAGCGAACATTAAGGGCATAAAGCCCCTCGCCTGGTACATACTCTAAATCGCTTGGGTTAAACCAACCGCTAGCTGGGGCTGGCTTGCCGTTTTCTTCGGCGTGTAGGGTTTGGTGCTCGTAGTCAAAATGGTAATCGTTGGTACGAGTGCTAGCTGTGCTTTTTAGTAACTCAAATGCGGCTTGGTCAAGTAACCAGGCATTGGCTGGTACATCGAATGGGCGGCCGTCATGTGATTTAAAATAACCATCAGGCATTACCATTACGCGCTCACTGATACCTTGCTCGTTTATTTCGCTTGCAAAGCGGCACGCAGCAAAACCTAAATCGGCAGGTTTGTTTGCTGATAAAACAGCTAATCCTATAGTGGTTTCAAGTAAGTGAAATGTGTTTAATGGTTTTGACATGACTGAGCACAGTTTGAATAATCTGTGCCCAGTATGGATTTAGATTTAGATTTGTTGGCCGTGCGGTGTTTCGGGAAAGTTTACTAAATTAGAATTTTTAAGGCGTTGAAAGTTAACTTGGAGTAATTAAGCATAGGGTTAATCTTTTGGCACTGTTTAAAACGTGTTTAAAACTCACCTTAATAGTTTTTAATTACTTATGCGAGCAAACTATATCGTACCAATTTTATATTGCTTAAATTAGTTATCAGCTTCCTCTGAAATGTTTCTTAAAGATTCTATATATTTTTTGATTTCTCTTCTTGCATAACCTTTTTTAGCTACTTTCATTAGTGCATAAAAATCATCAGCTAACCAATTAGCTCTTTCTTTAGTACAGAAAAAGCTCTTAAGTTCAAATAAGTAATAAAATTGATCTAGTAAGGCTTCTATTAAGAAGTCTTTAAATTGGCCGTTGTTTAACTCAGCAAATATAGTAATCAACTTAACCTTATTTATATACGCTGTTTCAATTTGATAAACCTTAGCTTTTAAATTCATGCTTGCAATATCATCATCCTTTAAATAAATCAAAAATAACTCTTTATCCATATCCTCAACTTTGGTAGCGTCATAAGCATAAGCCTTTAAACACTGTTCAATGGTTTGGTTTTCATTTTCTATTAACTTTAATACTTGATTACTTCTCTCTTCTTCCAAAATTTGCTTGGAATTTTGCTGCTGCTCTTCTTGCGCAGTCCTAGATTTACTATGCTCTAACCGAGTCAATTTTAACTCATGTCTTGTCAAAGTTAATTCTTTTAGCTGTACTCGAATTGAAACAAGTAAAAGTATAATTGTGGCGAACGAAAAAACGGGGTTTAATATGCCTCCAAAGAAATCTCCCGTAGCTCCCCAATCGCCAAGTGTTTTAGCTGGGCCAATACCAAAATAAGTTAAAAAAGAACCTATAGCTACAATAGGAATAAGTAAAAACAACACCACTGTGATTACTTTAGTTGTTGTGGAACATTTATCGAACATAACTAAGATCCTTTTTCGGCTTTATCTTGCTGTTCAGACTTACGACTCAAATCTACTTTTTTAATAAGCTCCATCATTAACTCTTGCGTATTCAATGGGAAACTATCTTGCGGGTTTAAGTTTGTTTGTCTTGAAGCAAAGATTCGTTCGGCAATTGAAATTTTAATACGGTTTTGGTCTGCTTCTGGGAGTGACGCGATGTAAGGTGTTATTGCTTTTAAATCTAACGCAGTATGGTGGTAGTTATATTGTTGCTCACGGTGCTTTGTTGATTCTCTGGAAAGGTATGCGGCTGGTATTGATAGAATAAACACTAGCACAGTTCTGAAAATTGAGTTTTCCCAATCAAAGCCAGAATGAGTTGAATCATAAAATGAAGAGCAAACGATTAGTACGATTATAGCCATACAACCCAGCGAACCATATCGTAACCAGTCCGCTGATTTTTTCTCGGATACCGCACTGGTATCATAATCGTTAGCCATAACCCTATTTGCAGTATGACCTAGAACTTCATCCATTTGATCACTTTTTTCTTTTAATTCGATTTTAGTCGCATCGTAAGCTTCTATAATTTCATTTAATTTATTATCTAACTCTTTAAAATCGCTTTCGGCAGCGACTCTCGTTTTACTCATATAATTTTCAAATTCATTGAACATTTGTTTCGTAGCAGACTTATGCTCTGAATATTTAGAATCCAACTCCTTTACTATCATTTTCAAGCATGATTTAACTAACTTATCTTCAATACTACTTAAATCATCCGGTAGTTTTTTCTCTAAAACAGGTAACGTCTGCAATCTTATAATATTGAACTCTCTAACTATATTTGAAATTCCTTCTCGAATAATATCTAATAACAGTCTTTGGTTGGATGTAATTAATAAAATTTTAAATGCTAAATCATAATATTCATCAAAGTTTACTTCAAGGTTATGTACAACTTCTGATATTGACATTAATATAGATTCAAAGTTTGTAGGTACTCCAGTAACACGTAAACTAGAAATAGCGTAACTATCTAAGGCGCTTTCACTCAGATTTTCATTTAGAGAGCTTGCTTTCGATTCTAGATTATTTAAATCAGTTAAAACACGTTTCTCAACAGACGAAAAACTTGCTTGTTCGTGACGTGAAACGTTCTGAGCAAATTCATTATTAGCACTCCTATGCTTTTCAAAATTATTAGAAATAGAACTAATTGTACGAACGAACTCTCTTAAAACCATATTTAATTTATTCCTTTCTTATTTTAATGATTTAAGAGTACATGTTTATATAGGTTTAACACAACTAACCAATTCAAGTTAAAAAATCACTCAATATTTCAATCACTTCTTTCTCATCATCCTGCGACAACCCTAAAAACGGCCTTGCTGGTATGGCGGCTAAACGCGGGATCATATCGCTGTTGCCGCCAAATTGATGAATAGCACCGTATTCCATGTTTGTACCAAACTCTAACGATTCGTCCCCTACGTTATAAGCGAATGTGTCGCGTAGTATGTCGTTTAGCCTGAGTATTTTATCTTTGTTCTTTTTTTGCTTTTGGCGTAGTCGGGGCTAAGTGCTTGCCACGGCTCACCGTCTGGGCTGCGCTGCTCGTCAAAGTGATCGCGATGGGTGAGCATTAAATGTTCGCCTACATTGCCAAGTGCTGGGGCTAAGTTATCTAGGTTCTTTACCAGCTGGGTGAGCACATCACTTACGGCCGTTGCGCCTTCGGTGCTTATGTCAATACGCGCACCAGCCATTACACTAGCCCTTCGTCAAATGCTTGCATGTGGGTTTGTTGGTCAAGTCCTGCAATAAGCGCCGGTAATAGATCAGCAATTTGGTTAGCCTCTTGCCCTTTAGCTTGTTGCTCAAGCTTTGCAAATTCGCGGCATGTTTGTAGTGTGTACGGGGTTTGCTGTAGCAGCTGCTGTGCTTGGGTTAATAATTTCATCGTCTTTTATCCTGTGATTTAGCGGCATCTTTTACTAGTCGGTCTATCCAGCTTACAAGCTCTGGTTGCCATTTTTTAAGATCTTTACGAGCAAGCGCCCAGGCGGTGAATGCCTCTGCAAATTGCTCGTATTTATTCACCGCACCGTAATAGGTAACGGGTAAGGCATTTTTTAATAGCTCTGGCGCACCTGCGTAATAGTGTACTTGGTGGCCGAGTTCGTGCAGCCAGGTTGAGACTAAACTATGTGCTTGGTGTTTATCTAGTGAATCTGCACCACTTGAAATAGTATGATCACGATTGATTGTCTCACCGTGCCAATTATACGAGTACTTACCTTTGTTATTTGCTGAACGTTGTACGGTAAGTGCAGCACTGTCTTTTAGCGCTTGCATATCAACTTTAGCTAAATTTTGGGCGTTTTTCACTTTTACGACTACGTGCTCATACCCTACAGAAGTAAAACCCCCGCAGTTTTTAGCGCCGCGAATGCTGTATTGCATGCGCGCGTAAAATTCATCTACGCCTAAGTACTTGCCCACTTCTGAGCGAATTGCTGCATTTGCTTTAGAACCTGCGCTCATTTGGGTTTGATTGACAAATACGGTTTTGGTTTTTTTGGCTGTTAAAAAGTCGTTTAAGCCGTTAAGTACTTCACTGTCTAATTGTGCCAGTAATGGATCAAGCTTTAGTGCTGTGACGTTTTTAGCACTGCTATAAGCCGATGGTACAATACGGGTTGCTTGGTAATCTTCTATGCGTTTTGCGAGCGGTGGCTTATCGGCCACTTGTTTTTTAACCTGGCTTGTTAGCTGGGTGGTATTCTTGGGGGTGTAGTCAAAGCCCGGATCAATACCCAGTGGTAGCTCAAACTCTTCACCCGTTTTTTTGTTGGTCCACGTATAACTGCCGTTATCGGGCGCGGTGCCTACGGTTAAGCCTCGGCGTTTAAGCTCTCGCTCGCTTAAGCTAAACTTTTTACATTTACAGCCCCAGCCATTTTGCGGGCTGTGGGTGTCCCACCATGGATCATCAACCGGTAGCACCAAGTTGTTCCATTTTAAGTGCAGTACACGCGGGGTTTCGCTATCGCCGTGCTTGTATAACGCATAAGGGCGGCTTGCTTTGAGCGCTTGTATTTGCCCCTCACGGCCTGCGTTGTAGGCTTGGCGTATATTGGTTTCGTAAATTAACTGGCTACGCCAAGCTGGCTGGCCGTTATGCTCCCATCCGTAACGGGCTTTGATATTATCAAACTCTTTTTGAAACCAGCCCAGGCTTTTACCTTCGCTGATCGCTTTATCGACTGAGGTGTAAAAGTCGTTAAGCATATCGGCTTTGGTCACGCCTGCAACCATAAACGCGCGGTTGTGAGCGCCTTGCCATACATCATCCCAGCTGTTGCTAGGTGTGTTTAGCTTTTGCCGAAAAAAGCTTATGCCATCGTCAAACGGTAATGAACCATATCTAACAGCCATTTAACGGCCCTCATACACTTCTAGTGCGCCTAGTAACTCACTGGCTGCCATTGCCTTTGCCATTAGCTCAGTAAGGCCCTCTGTGCTTATTTGTGGCTCTAATTCAAGTATGCCGTCGCGTATTTCTTCTAAGCTGCTGGCGTTTTTAACCAGCTCGGTTACTGCATCGCTCATGCTGTTTAAGTGCGTTTGTGCTTGTGCGGCTAGCTGCTCGGCTACTAAGTCGGCGTTGTCTTTTTGCGGTACTGATTTGAGTGCGGCAAAGCCTTTTAAAGCGGTTTGTGCCTCTGTTGGTGCTGTTATTGGAGTTAAGCTTAAAATAGCCTCGCCCTTTTCTGGGAGTGGGATTTGGGTCTTTTCGCTCACCCATTTTGCAGGAATTGGGTAATTAACTTCGGTGAGTATTTTGAGGGCTGGGGCTAACTGGGCAATGTCTTCGGCTTCGCTGGTATCAAATTTAAAGCGCGGGATACGGCGCGTGCCTGAGTAACTTTTAGAGTTAAGCGCGTGCATAGGGTAAATAATATCGCGCGTTATGGTATTAGCTACTTGCTTTAAATCGCTTTCGGTTATGTCGTTTAATACATCCATGTGAACATTACCAAGGGCGTTAGTGCTGGTTTTGCCATCCGCTTGACTAGTAAGCGTTGCGCCTAATACCGCTTTGCTTTGGGTGGTTTCACACCACTTGATCATGGCTTCAAATGGGTCGGATTGACCGTTAGCGGCATTTTGAAATTCAATCTCCATGCCCTTCGGAATAATGCCGCCTGCGTTATGGCCGATGCTAAGCACAGCACGTAACAAAGTGGCTTTTTCATCATCACTTGCGCCATTTGGGTATTTGCCCAAGCGCAGCGGTAAGCCGTAAATCTCTAAGAACTCAGCCAAGTCGCGGATTGAATAGTTTTTAAATAAGTACGGCCATGCCACCGTTGACGTTAACCCAGTGCGGTGAATATAACCCGATTTACTGCGGTGAATATGCGCGCACCAGCCAAACGGGTTTAACTCTTGCCCTGTGTAGCTGTTATCACGCAGCATTAACTGGTTACGGTTATCTGGGTGGGTTTGGAATAGGTTTTGGTCGCGAAATTCGTAACCAGTAATAATATGCTCGCCACCATCAAAAGCCCAACTTAGCTCGTTACACGAAAACGATTTTAGTATTGCGTCGCTACAATCAAAAAGTAGATCCTCTAACCAAGTGGCATCTTCTAATATTTCTTGGATTGCTGCGGCGTCTTTTTCTTCTTGCTCTGTTGCGTTACGTGGCGGCTCTACTGACCAATCGTATTTAAGCCAGCCTCGGCGGCGTTTGGTAAGCTCACTAAACAAGTGGCCGTCTTTGTCTTCCATGTCTTTGGCTAAATCAGCCATGGCCGCTAAGTTGCCTGCGTCGGCATCTTTTAGTAATTGCGCTAACTTTGCAGGGGTAAGCGCTTCGCTTGGGTGCTCAGCGAATTGGCGCATAAGCATGCCCACTCGGCTATCTTGCTCGGTTTGGGTTTGCTTAAAGTCGGTTGATTTAATTGGGTTGCCGTGAATATCTACTATTTGGTTCATGGGTTTACTCTAACTTTAATGATGGGCTTAATGCTTAGTACGTATATATCAAGCGTTAATGTGTGTTGGTGGGCCTTGGCTAAACTGGCGGCGGTTATGTCTAATTGCTGTACTTGGGCTGTAAATATTTCTTGATAAAACACCCTAAAGCGAGGCATTACCATGCTGCTTTACGATCACTTGCAAAGTCATCGCTGTGATCTGAGCGTAGGCTATTAGCGTTTTGTTGGGCTTTACTGGGTAGTGGGGTAAATTCAATCGCGCTGCCGTCCATTTCAGCGGCACGTATTAGCATAGCGATTGATACCGCGCTATCGCCGTGGCGCTTATTGCCATCACTACCAGTATTTTTACCTTTATCTACCTGAGCAATACCGTTTTTAAGTTTGATTTGGCCTAAGTCGTCTAGTACGTCCTGATCTTTTGGTAGCGTTATATTGTCTGTTTCAAAATAATCTTTTAGTTTTGGCATCCATTCGCGATACCAGGCTTGTGATAAATGCACGCTATCTACTAGTTCGGTGCCGTATTTAAGGCTTGCGGCTTCTGCTAAGTAGCCACCGTTACCTGTAGCATCAAATGCAAGGCCACGTAATTTTGGTAAACGGTCACAAATATAAAGCATAATCTGCTTTTGCTGCTCGTAGGTTACGTTGCGCAGCTCGACCATAAACGGCACGGTTAGGCTGGTGTCTTGGTTTATTTCACCAATACTGAATACGGTTAAATCGCCTTTACGAGCAAAATCCTCACCAAAGGCATGAGTAAGATCAGAATTTAACCCACTGAGTAAATCGTCTATATTTTGCTTACACCAAGTGGCTACGTCTTTTACGCGTTGCTCTTCGGTCCAGCTTTCAAAGTCGGTGGGCGCTTCATAACGTAGTACTTTGCAGTCACCACTTAAAGCACGTTCACGCAGGCGGCGGCTTAAGTATTGGCCTGCGCCTTGGCTTGGTACGCAGTAAAGCTCTTCGTTAGCGGCATCTTGTGTGGGGTAAAAATCAACTTGATTGGCAAGCCATGCGTCTTCTTTTTCTTGCGTCCACGTTTGCCCACTCACTAAACAAATGCGTTTGTAAAGCCCGTGCTTAAGCGCTTTATCAATAGGAATATGATGCACGGAATACTTTTTAACACCGCGCCGAGCTTGGGTTATTAGAGTATTAAATAGGTTATCTACCCCGTTATGGGTCGAAATTATACGTACTCGCCCGCCCCACATGGTAAGCGCCATCGCAGCTTTAAGTACTTCGTCTAGCTTGTCATGGAATGCGGCTTCATCTATTACTACGTTACCTTGGCGGCCGCGTAAATTACGCGGGTTTGAGCTTAGCGCTACTATTTTTTTACCCGTACTTGGGAATTTAATTTCAAAGGTGTTGATTGATCGCTTTGTGCCGTCTGGGTCTTTTTCTTCAAATATGCCCTCTTCCACTTCGCTCATAACCATGTTGAGCTTTTGCGCCCAAAATGCACAAGCGTCTATAAACTCCTTAGCCATTTCTTTATCTGAGCCAAGGTAATAGGTGTTTTGCGCGTTTGCGGGTGCAGCTGCGCTTAGTACGTCGTCTAGCGCTTCGGCAAAGGTTAACCCAGTACGGCGAGACTTTTCGGCAATTTTTACTATTGCATCGTCTTCCATCCATGCTTTTTGATAGCCAAAAAGTATGTCTGTGCCCATGGCAACCGCTAAAGAACCTGCGACTCTGCTAAGCGGTAGTTCGTTAGTTTGGGTAATACTTTGCGCGGTGCTAGTCATGCTTTAGCCCTAATATGTCGCGTTTGAAAAATGCCAGCATGTCGTCTGCGGTTTGCGGTAAGTTTTCGTTTTTAACCTTTTGGTCTAGGTCTTTAGCGAGCTTTTCGGCATAGGCTTTTTCTATTTCTTGCTGGCGTTTATGGGCGGCCATGGCGGTTTGCTCTAGGCGCTGAGCTGCGAGCATGGCGTCTTTTATGGTGTCGATGTCTACCGCTGCATCTTCGTCGGGGTTCATCATTTGCTGCTGCATAGCGCGGAACAACTGAGAACGGCCCATTTCTAGAATAAGCTTGGTGGTATCGCCTGTGGGCTTATCGCCAAGCTCGGCGGTAAGTGCTTTGGTTGACTCGCGTAAATCGCGTAGCTTTTGGCCTATGGCTTCGGTTTTTTGGGCATGGCGGCTTAAGCCACTGCGGCTAATAGTTGCACCCTCGTCTAAGCCTGACTCAATGATCAAGGTATTTACGGCATCAAGTATTTCGCCCTGGCTAAAGCGCTTATCGCGTAGCATTGAGTCGAGCTGCTTTTTAATGTCCTCGGGCAGTAAATCAACTTTGCTGGGTTGGCCTCTGCGGATTGACTCGCTCATAGTTAACCTCGTGGCCCTGGGCGTTTAATACCTGGAACAACACTTATGCCCTCAGCTACGTCTATGCCTGATTGCGTAATACGGGCAACCCAAGTGTTTTCTGTGAGTTTATCGAGTGTTATATAGCCGTTTTGCTCTAACCAATTGAGTAAGGTTTTAAGCTGATCACGACTGCAACCCAGTGCATAGCGCTGTAGTACATCGGCTAACATGCTGGTGTTAGCGCCAAAATCGGCGGATTCTTTTAGCGTTATTAATATGCTAATTCGTTGGTGTTCGGCTTGAACTTGTAATATTGCCATGGTGGTTTTTCCTGTAGTAAATTATTATTGGCTTAGCTATCGTTGCTACGTGTGCCTCTAAGTTCGTTTTCCATTAGTAGATCAGTGAGGCGTTTGAGGTCAGTTAGCTGAGGGTTTAGGCCGTCAATTTTGCCGCTGACTTCGATCAAACGTTTATCTAGTTCGTGTAAGTCTTCTGAGTTGGGCAAGTCTTCGATGGTTTTCTCTACAGCGCTTAAACGGCTTTCTAACGCTTTTGAAATATCTTCATGTGCTTTTTTAGTTACAAAGGTGCTGCGCAGCCAAGCCAATGCAGCGGCCCCAACTATGGCAATACCTACCGTTAAAATGGCTTTGTACCACTCTAAAATAAAGTCCATGCTAAGCCCTGTAATGCTGTTGTTGTATTTCGATGAGTGATTGGCACTCAACACAGGTGCTACAGTTTTTAACTGCTTTACGCCGTGCGGCTGGAATCTCAATACCACACTCTTGGCAATGCTCAAATGCTGCACCTGGTTTGTTTGTTTTTTCACGGTGTAGTGATAGCGCGGCATCTAACAGGTGTTGTTCTATTTTTTGCGCATCGTCAAATTTGCTCAATTTGGTTTCCTTACTTTTTCAATGACGTTTTTAATGCTTTGCTTAACGCCTGGTGCGGCTTTCTCAACTGTGCGGCCAATGACATAACCTCCTATGCCTAGTTGCAATAAATCCCATGCTTGCTCTGATAGTCGAAAAGCTAATAAACCGAATGAGTCAAAGCACACCAACACTAAAAACGTCAACATGGTGATAGGCCGCCAGTTACGTTGTAGCCGGCTTTCACCTTCAGCCTCTGAGGTAATGATTCGCGATTGCGCCTCTAGCACTTTGCCTTGTAGCTCTACAATTTTGCCCTCAAGCTCTAGTACTTGGCTTTGAGCTGTGTTCTCAATGCGCTTGAGTTCGTTGGTAATGGTTTGGCGCTCTTCGTCGCTGGTAAACAGATCATCAATTAAATTGGTGACAGGCTCGACCACGTTAAACCAATTTTTAATTGCCATTGGATTCTCCAAAACGTTGCTTAAGCGCTGCGCGGGCATTGTTGTAACTTTGCTGACCGTCTACGCGTAGCTGTATATCGATGGCTCTAACTGATTGCCAGCCTTTGTTAAAATGACTTTGCATAGTGCCGCATTGGCTGTGCAATGGGATTTTTCGCGGGTCGAATGGCATGTTGTGCATACGGGCATCAACTTCTAGCTTCATACGTTTCTCGCGGCCTTTTTGATATGACCAATGCCAATTCTTACCCATTAGGCCACCTCATTTTGCTGAGTTACTGCAAACTCGGTTGCATGAGCTAAGCGGTTATACCAGCCCTCTAGGTTTGGCTTTTGCCTTGGATCATTCGCGCAAATACGGGCGTACTTACGGCCACGGTTTACGCTGAGCAATACGGTTAGGCTAAGTGCTGGGCGCTCTACGATAGCGGCTAGAGTTTTTGGCCCCATGCGGCCATCGGGTTTTGAGTTAACCAGGCGCTGAGTTAATTGGGTCATTGTGGGTGTGCCGTGCTGCACTGCACCATCCAAAAGCATAAAATCAACACCTTCGGGAACTTGCTCGCAGTACATCGCACGCCAATAGTCACGGTGATAAAGCCGTACAGCATGAGCTAGGGTTAGATTTTTAATATCAAGGTTTGGGTATGCGCGCTGGCTAATGCCGTACTTTGTAAGGCCGCCCCGGTCTGAGGCTATGTTATTTAACCCGCCGTCACTGTGTAAACCGCCCTCTAAATACAAAATAGGTAATATGCACAGGGCAAATTTAAGGGAGTATGGGGCAAGCGCCGCTTGTATTTCGGGCGATTGTTTAAAGTAGTTGAGAGTTGGGAGCATACCGAAAAACCTTGTTGTTTTTCGGTATTGTGGTTAGTTAGCCTTGATTAATGGCCGTGCGGGGTTTCGGGAAAATCTAATTAAATTGCTCTTTTTTCAACTTTAGGAAAAAAGCAGTTATAAAATTACTGAGTAATAACTTCAACTCATCTTCATTCCTCACCTCAGGTATTAGAGCATCTAAATCATCAATTATAGTTTCAACCTCGTCTTTAAACTCTTCGGATATTACTGTCGCAACTATACATCTGTCCCTCAATGTGTTTGCCATACCAAGATAATAATTTCTGAAAAATTGTTCAGGATCAGAATTATTTTCTCTATACTTTGATGGCCCCGAGTTAACTAACTCTAAAGAGTGGTTAATTACATTTGGAAAAATAACCTCCCTCAACCAAAATAAATCATTAACAGAATCACGCTTGTTTTTTCTTGTTACTCTACGTGTATACCAAAAAGTGAAAAAAAAGCTCAAAATTGTAAAGAAAAAAGATGTATGCGGAATCCAATCCCACCAATTACTATCTTTTTTCTCTCCGGCAATATTTACTATATTTGTATATGACTGCTCAGAGTTTAGCTTTTTTTCTAACTTATTTGGTTGAGGATTATATGTAGCAAGCTCGCTACCAGATAAACAATGTTCTGGTTTGCTAAATTCCATAGAGTAACAATTAAAAGCTATTAAAATAAAAGTAAACAAAAAGCAGTTTTTCATTTTATATCAACCCTTTGCTAGTTGATAAGCCTCTCTTTATGGCACGAATACACTCATTTTTGCTGCTATCGTTTAATGAATCAAGGTCAATATGCTCCAAAGCTTGCGTAGAATTAGGGAATGATTTTATCTCTTCACCTAAAAGACCCAAAAAGTATGAACTGGTAACTAGTTGATCGCTTCTAAGTCTGAATATGTACTTGTCAGCTTTTTTCACATTAAATTTTTCTCTTGCTCTAGTACCATTTTTTCTACCAGTGAGCAGATTAGAACTAAATTGAGTCAAATCTAAAATTAAATCATTCATTATTGCAATCCTTAATTGGTACTGTGCTTCCAGATAAAGGGATTTGGATACTAATTATAGTACCCGGAAACCTCATTTTATTCATTGTTATGACATAATCTGAATCAGGAAGCCCTCTAAGACCTTCATTATTAAAAGGAAAAATAACTCTTTCACCATCACCATTTTTATCAAGTAAAGTTTCTGACTTGTATGTTCCGTCAAATTTTATAACAGTGCTCCCCGAAACCAAAAGCATATTTGAAAGAGAGTTTTTATCTGTTGGGCATCTTAACGCTAGGTAATCTCGATGAATTTCTTCAAAGGTTTCAATCAACTTAATAGTACCGTGCCCTCTTGTGTCTTTATCACTGAAGTTTTTTGAACTAATAGAGCCTTGAAGAGAAGCTACAGTTGTAAGTGCCTCTTTAGAAATTCCTTTTCCATGATGAAGATCACAATACTCTCTCACAATTTCCTTAGAGTAATTTCCATCAGGTAGATCATTAAATGTATCAAAAATACTTTTACCTATATTGACAACTGTAAATTCTAACATTTTATTCTTATGGTTATTATTAACATAGCCCCTAATATACCAATTTGGAGCTGTTAACCCACTGTGTTCTTCAATATTATCAATTATTTCCCCCAAACAACCCTTCATCATATCCGACGCATCATCATTTAGACAAAGCCTATGATCTGCCAATGCTTCAGAAATATGCTCGATAAACCTGTTAGCGACCTTATTTTTATGGTCCGTAGCATCAGCTGTTGCTGATTCAACTAACTTACAACTGTCTTTAAAAACATGAATTTTACTTGTATCACTAGATACACCACCAACAACTTTAGCATCTAACTCTGACGCAATCCCCACTTCTGAAACAATGTCATTAATTAAAACTCTTTTATTTGGCAGCACACCTTTACATTTAAAATCAATTAGTTGACCGCCACAGTCTTTAATTAAGGAAATTTCCTTCGCAAATAAACCAAGTAAAAACTCACTTGTTAGGCACGTTTTTCTAACACTTTTATGATTGACCTCGAACTTAGTGCCAGAACTCGCCAAAAGAGCTAAAGATGTAAATTTATCCAACGTTTCAAAAACCTTCTCTGTATTATCATATAACGAAAAGTTTTTTGGCAATTTAATTATATTAGCATTTGAGAAAGGCAAAATTTTTGATCTGTGAACATTCCCATCGTAAAACTTCCTTAAGAGTTCTGAGTCACTGATGTCAACTTGTCTTAAACGTTTAGCCCTTTTTATATTCCCCACTTTTCTTAGTCTTTTTTTTCTCGACTTACTTTTTTTAATGTGCTTTTTTAATCTTTTGTACCTGTGAACTTCATTGATCGCAGAAAACTTTTTCATCAGGAGTTCCTTGTCTATTTTCAACTCTATTTGGAGGCATCTAGCCAAAAAACAATAGTCAACTTACTATATTAATTGCGGTCAAAACATACTTCTCTGCCTCCTTTGGATTTCAACCCTACGCTGTTGCTGAATAATTTCAGCAACACGCCTTTGCGTTAGCCCAAACTTAATAGCTAAGTTTTCCATGTTATAGCCGCTAAACTCTTGCCATATTTGAATATCACGCAGCGCTGCTTTTAAGCGTTGGTCAGTAGGAATATAAACATCGCGGCCACCAAAGTAATGGCCTATTGCCAAGGTAATTGCCTCACCTACGATGCGCGGATCATTAATTTTAGCTTTAGTTAATTCAGCCTCTATGAGTAAGGCTAATGATTGTAAGTTGCTAGGCCAGCGCTTGCGAACGGCTGCGGCATCATCTGGTGATAGCTTAGTAAGACAGTGTTGCAGCTCTTCAACACTACTACCAAATAGCTCTGTTTGCTGCTCTGTATGATTAGCCATTATTATCACCTTGTTGCTCTTTTAGTAATTCGCGCTTGTGCCATTTTTTAAGCGACTCTAGAACCTGTATAGCTTGCTGCTGAGTTAAAAAATGGGTGTGGTAGCTGACGTTTGCCCCTACTTTTGCGCGATTTAGCATGCGGTTTACGTAGGCATCTAAGGCGGTTTCTGAGCCATCACGTACAAAACCCTGTTTGTGCATGTTGATCCAAATAGCGCGAAGTTTATTTATTTCGCCATGTTGCTTTGATGATGACTTTGGGCTTAAACGTCGTTTAGCCTTGGCTTTAAACCCTGCTTTTTTAAAGTGCTCTAACACTTGGTTTAACTCTGGCGAGCTCATTTGGCTGCACGAACGCTTGCCCGCTGAGCCAAAAAGTGCAGCGCGGTAGGTGTCGTCGTCTAGCCCTAGTTGGCTTTTAGCAATGTGAATTAGCTGTATTAGCTTTGCTTTAGTCATTATTTTTAAACTCTTCTAGCTGCTCGCGTAGGCTTAAATAGCTTTGACAAATGTCTGCGCCTTCTTGCTGTGTAAACACGCTGCTATCTATTGCAAAGGTATGCGATAACTCTAAAAACTTAACCAATGCGGCCAGCTCTTTGAGTTGTAGGCTTGGCGTTACTTGTGTATTTGGGGTAGTCATAAAACCTCCTATGTTTGCTGTTTATCAAAGCTCTTGCTAATTGAAAAGCTTTGATAAAAAGCCGCATCCCTGCGCACTTTTTGGTTACTTAACTGGGTTGTGTTATGCCTTTATGCTTTGGTGGGTTGATGCCGACCAGCTGGCTTTGCACTACAAATGTGATGTTTTGAAATACAAAGTTGATATTTACTGGCTCTTTGCTTTTAGCTACGAGGGTTACAATGCTTTGTAAGTCGCTGTGTTCGTTTACTTGAATTGTTGATTTAACTTCCATGGTTAGTGCTCCTTATAGCTTGGCTATATCAAGTGAGATTGCGCGCTCTTGCTCGCCTACGGTTTCGTAAAAACGAATAAAGCGGGTTGAGTCTATGACTTGAATTGCATCGGCTATGATGTCCATAGCACGCTGCCATTTACCGCTGTCGTCAGTGATTTTAAGGCGACGCAAGCCAAGTACTTTTTGCACGCTGACTTTGCCTTTTTTGTCGGTGGCAAAGGTTTGCTCAATAATCAGTTTTAGGTTTTCGTTCGCGTTTTCGCTCCATTCGTTTAGGCATTCGTCGATTAACTCTTTTGCTATTAGCAGCTCTGGGCCAAGCTCGATGCTCTCTTGTACTTGCAGGGTGATTTTTTGCTTGTGATCAAAACTGCGTAGCGTGACGTTGCCCTTTTTACCGCCCATTTCTACTGCATACTCTTGGGCTAGTAAGCCCATAAATGCGTCAAACTCGCTCATTTGCTGCTTTTTAAACTCAGCAAGGGCTTGGCTTTGCCCTTTAGCTTTGGCAATGGCTGACTGCACAAACTCATGGCGAATAATATCGGCTGGGCGAATGCCTTTAAGTGGCACTTGATGGCCTTTATGATTAACTAAAAAATCTTGTGGCATGGTGGTTTATCCTTCTATAAACATGATAATTTGGCCGTGTAATTTTGCTGGGCGAACTTGGCGTGTTTGCCCGTTTTTGGTTTCGGTTATTACTGGTAAATGTGCTGGGGCTTTGCCTGCCACTTCAATGATGTGGCGGCTAAAGCCTTTATGTGAACTGATAACTCGCAGCCCTCTTTTTTGCAGTTCTATTAATATGTTGCGTAGTTCCATGGTTATTTACTCTCACAAATTTTTGAGTGGGGGCAGCCATTACGACACGCCCTATAAAGTGCAACGCGTACATGATTAGTTGCTGCAAATTTTTTAGCCTGATGCTCTAGGCATACGTTAATTGGGATCACATCAAGGATTGGGCAATCAACAGTGCTTGCCATAAAAACACCTTCGACACGTTGCTGAATGACTTTGGTGTTTGCCTTGTATTTACCGTTTATTACTTGGCTTACAGTTGCTTTACTCACCCCTAGTTTTTGGGCTACGAGACGCATCCCTTGCGCTTTTGTTTCATCAGCAAGTACTTGCAACCAGTTAGTTGTAGTCATGCGCCTCTCCTAAGGTAACGGGAGCTATTTGCACTGTTTGGCGCTTTACTTCTTTGAACTTAACAAGCTTGTTTGTATTGGCATCAAACACTCCTTTAGTTTTGGGAATTGGCCGTTTAGGCCCGGTATTTTTAAGCATGCGGTAAATAGTTGTCTCCCCTGCTCGCTCTATTAAGGAACCTGAGCGCGGGGCATTTTTTACAACAAATATGTACCCTACTTTTTTAAGTATTGAGATATATGAACGAGCTGATGACAGCGAAACATTGGCGGTACTTGCCACTTGTCCTGCATCAAACTCATTTAGGATGCGCATTGATTGCCACATGCGTTGTCTCCCTGAGTTTTTATTGGTTACACCACTGTTTACTGGCTGTTCAAACGGGTTGTAACTGGAATTTAAAATGCTGTAGCTAACGTCCTCGTGATCAACATGTTCAGCAATTGCATTTGCTGCGACCAAGCGCTTTGCAAAGGCTTTTAGACTGTCTAATGTGGTGTGCTGTACTGCATCGCGCACTTGCTGCAATGAGAATCGCTTTAGGATTCTCATTGCTTGCCATGCGTCTTGTAATTTTTGGCGGCTCACTGGTTTTCCCCTACGCTTTTTTAAGGAAAAATTCTTTTGAGCCCCACTGTTGCAGGTCGATACTTGTTAAGCCGTTAGCAAGTGCGAATGCCTCTATTTTTGATAGGCCAGTGATGATGCGGCGTACTTCGCCGTCAGTATCACTAAGTAGCTGTTTGAGTAAATCATCTTGAATAGTTAAAACAGGCTCGATTACTGCATTAACGATGATTTGTAAGTCTTCAAACTGGGTTGGCTTGAACTCTAACCATTCTGAAATACGGTTATAGAATTGACGATGACGCTGTAATTTACGGCGTACTGATTCCATGCCAATTAATACTACTGGGCAATACGTTAGGTCGTGTATATCTCGCACGATTTCTAGGGTGTTTTTGTCGTTTAATAGGTAGTCGGCTTCATCAATAAATAAAGTGCGATTAGAGATAGCCATGTGTTCAATGATGTAATTAAGCATGGCTTCACGGGTATAAATATCAGGACCGCTTAACTCTTTAACTATTTGGCGCAGTAACTGGGTTAAACTCATGCCTGATGTAGCACGGATATAGATACCGTCGCAGCGGTTTACCAACCATGCCGTTGCGGTAGTTTTACCTAGACCTGGATCACCGTAAATTAAGCCGATGCCTGGCACGCCATGCGCGCGCTGGGTTAGTGCTTCAACCATCATTTGAGTGGCTACTACGTTACTTACGATCGCTATTTTAGTTTTCATGGTTTATTCCTTTACTGTTTATGCAATTGAGTTAGTGCAGCTGGTGCTGCGTTCATTTCTGTTAATAGGTCATCTAGTCGTGCTGATAAGCCACGGTTTTGCTGCTCCCACGTATTCAGCCAAAGCGCATCTACATCACTTAATTGGTTATTTAAGCGCTGCTTTTTGTGGTACATGGCCTTGTCTTGTGGGTTATTAAATAACGGGACTGGGTTGATATTTACCGCCGCAGTTTCATCACTTAACTGCTTACGACGTTTTTCAAATTCGCTTAGCTGCTCGTCGCTGTAGGTTGTGACAGGCTTGCTATCAAGTGCTTTAATTGCTGATTGAGTAATTACATTGGTATGTTCAACACTTTGTTTTGGTAACGTTGCAAGGGCTTTGTTTTGCGCGCTGTAATGGCTGATTACTTCGTTTGCTATATCTGATACATTCACTGATTTAGCTGTCTTTTTAAGCTCTTTCATCTTGCGTGATGTTTCTGCTGCTTGGCTACGTTTTGCATGGTGCGCAACGTCTTGACGGGTCATACCTGCTGATTGAATTTCGTGATCTACCGCGACACAAATAAACTCGTTATTCATGCGATTAAATACGTAAATACGGCCCACGTTTTTAGGGTCCCATTTACATAGCACTTCATCACCTACGATTGCGCCAAGTTCTGGCGCAATATAGAACCCGCCGCTTAGCTTGATGCCTTCTTTACCAACAATACGTAAGCCTCTGTTTGATGGCACTGGTTGCAGCATTACATCGAGTAAGCGCTCGTCTTTGATCACTTTGATTTGGTCGCGACTTGCTGCGAATAAGTCAAAAGGTGTTTTGTTGCCTATGTTGCTGTGTGGCTTGTGGTGGTAACGGTTGTCTATCCAGTTATCTACAAACGCTTGCAGCTGCTGGGCTGTCATGTTGATTTCGATTGCTGATTTATCGCCGCCTTGCTTTGCTAATAAGCGTTGTGCAAATGTTTTGCGCGCTTCGATTGCTTGACGTTCTGAAACGTTATGCCCTATATAGCCTGTTAGTAGCTCAGTTAAATCATGCGAAAACGTTTTGAAAAAGCGCTCGATATATGGCTTTTCTTCACCGCTAAATGGCCGTGTTGTTTCGTGCTTTATGTCGAGTGCATCAAACACACTAGTAATTTGAATTGATGTGTAGTCTTTGCCGTTATCAGTACGAGCAATTTCAGGGATACCCCAATCAAGTATGGCTTTACGGATAACTAAACAAATACCGGTGCTGTCGCTAGTTGGGTGGATCACAACTTTAGAACGGCGTGTAAATACGTCGATAATGCCGATTAGCGAGTGACGGCCATCAACGAGCATTACGTCAGACGGGGTTGAATCGAACTCCCATAACTGATTAATACGTTTAATATTTTCGTCCATTTTACCCATCGCGCTCATATACTTATTTTTCCAAGCATCTGGGTTTGCCATTTTTGTGTAGAGCGCGCTGTTGTCGCGCTTCCAACGTGTTAGCCATTCACGGATTGTGGTCTCTGCTGGGATAGCTTTACCCTGGCTGTAAAAGCGAGCTATTAGCCCCTCTTTTACTTGCGTGGCTTTTACGTGTGGGTATTGGTAAATCATAGCGATGCAAAAATCGCTAAGCTCTGGATCAGAGTCGATAATTGATTTACCTGAGCGTTTTGCTTTAACTGCCAGCCCTGCTACGCCTTTTTGATCTACCGTTTTTTGCCAGCGCAATAAGGTAATACGCGAAACGGATGGGATTAAGCTTTTGTGCTCTGCTGGTATATCTAACAAGCCTTGGTTATAGCGCTCACTAAATAGATCAAACCCTAAAACTTTAGGTAGACTGTTCGCACTTACAAACTCTTTTGCTGCGTTTAATAAATAGATTTTCGCACTTGCTTTGGGTGGAATATTCTCAAGCCCTGCGAGTTGCTTTAAGTTTTGATGCTTAAGTTCTGTTGTTAGTTGTTGGTTTAAACGATCACTTTGTTCGTTCACAGCAAGGTATCCTTTACCACTTTGAGCTGCTGGCGATTGATTAGCTTGAATCATTGCTTGTTGCACTTGCACACAAATATGTGCAGGAAGTTCAACAAGTGCATACTTGCGAACTTTTCCACCTCGGCCTTTTACTTCTGTATAGGGCCATGCCTCAGCCTTAGCTTTTAATTGAATACTGCGCTTACTTACTAACAAGAATGCAGCTATTTGGTGAGCTGTTAATAGTTCCATTATTCAACCCTCATTAATTTACGGCGGCCTGCTTTACGATTTGGTTTACCATCAACTCCATAGCGTTCAGGCCATATTTCAAAGGCACTGACGCCAATTACTTCGGCAATTATTTTTTCAACTACGGGGTAAGGCCGATGTAAAGCGGTTTGCACAGCGTTTGATGTATAGCCACGACTAAATGAAAGTTGACGACAAGACCAACCCTCAACTTCTAAGGCTGCCTTTATTTCTGTTACCGTCCAACCTGGACGATTTGCATGTTCCATTTTATGCACCCCTTCGTGTGTTTTTTGTATTCATGCACACAAATATATACACACAAAGTTGTGCATACAAGAGTTATTTGCACACATTTAAGTGCATTGCAATTAAGGTATTGATTTATATGTGAAATTAATTTTTTAGTTTTTTGCTTGGCTGGATCGCGCTTCGCGCTTTGAAGTGCGAAGAGATCGCACTTTGAAGAAAAGCTGATTTTCAATTTTTATTTTGTATGCACTCGCTTGTGTGATTAAATACTGTAATGTCCACGATCATAACTATTGATAAAGTTAATGCCTGCATTCAATGAGTACTTAAAAACGTTAAGAGAACGTAAGTTCTTAGATATCGGAACAGTAGCCGAACGAACTGGCGTGCATAGAAACACTCAATCAAAATATGAGGATAGTCGCGATCCCCCTTTCGATTATTTAGTGGAGTTTTCAGCTTTAGTTGATGAGCCATTTATCAATGTTTTATTAAAACGCCTGGATGATTCTAAAGCTTCACCAAATGCAATTGATCGTGCGTTAGACTCTTTAAAACCAACGCCTGTGGCCCATAATCAGAGCCAGCTGAGTGACGAAAATCATACTGATAAGTTACAAGTTCAACTAAGTGAAGAGTCACACACGCTTATTCCAGCAGGTGCATTAGTTTCTATAGATACTAGCAATAAAACTATTGATGCTGATTCGATTTATGGGTTTTTAAACCCAATGAATGGTGGTTATTTTGCAGCCAAGTTAAAGCTTACAAATTCTAAGCTTCATTTGTTGTTTGATCACCCTACTCGTAAAGACTTGAGCTTTGCAATTGAAGGTGGTGAAACCGAATCTCATTACATTCTAAAAACACTCGGTTTATTAGGAAAAGTTGTGAAAGCTGAGCTTAGCTTTTAA